TGATACTGCGGAACTAACTCCCAAGCGGCTTTGCCCATCTTAGACTTGTTGCTTGCGCTATACCGCATACCTCTTCGCGCGGCTGCCTGGCTGACGGCGTCCATCGCGCTTGATTGTGCGGACTGTAAACCGGCGTCAGAGGCCGGATCATAAGAAAATGCGCCCATGTTGGTTATTGAACTCAATGTATTAGTAATGTCTGACGAATAAGGGGATTGATATCCGTTGGTTTGCGTATCCCCCAATGACGATATTAATTTATTAACATCGACAACTTCATGTGAGCCGCTTGCAGCGCTTCCGAGTCCGTATTCCTGCCCTGCGTTTAAGCCGAAGCTTATCTTTTTCCCCGTTTTTGTATTGTATACGGATGCTGTTTGCGTATTTGGATCATAGCTTTTTGTGTAATCGGCATTACTTTTTATAAAGTCGTCCAATGTATAGGCCATTTTATTAACCTCCCGTATCTATGCTTGCAATGGCGTCATAGGCTTTCTGCACGTCGGCCATTATTTTTTTCATTTCGTTGACCCGCTCTATATCTCCAACGGCTTCCAGTGCGATAACGTCAAGTTGCAAATTATAATATTTGCGTTCAATCTCTGTAAGCCTGGCGACCTTCAGCTTATCTTTTGTTGCGGTATCAATTTCCATTATTACACCTCCTATTACGAAACTGAGTGGCTGTGTCCGCCCGCCGACGTAGTTGTGTACGGCGTACCGTCGACTATAACAACATGCGTGTGGCTTCCGGCAGAATCGGTGCTTAATCCTAAAACCGAGGCGACGGAAAGGTCTACTTGCCCGGCAAAAGCCCAATCCCCCCACGCCACAAGTCCGGCCGTCGAAGGCGTTTTCCAAAATTGACCACCCGCCGATGCGTATAGCTGGAAAAGCCCGAGACCGTCATATGCGAGTCCGCCGATCCGGTTTGAGGATTCATCATAGTATCTTAAACTAGTGAATCCGTAAGTGCCGCTCTCAATGGAGACGCCAGTTAAATTATTATCTGCGCCATAACTTGCAAGCCCGGCCCCGCTTAATTCGATTCTTGCGTTATCGACTGCTGCGGTTCTGATGGTTCCGCCTGTGATGGTTCCGCCCGTTATAGTGCTGGCGGTGATTGATCCGCTGAATGTGGCGTTACCGTTTGAGTCAACGCCAATAGTCTGTACGCCCAGCGCATTGTACAATGCATATGTAAAATTACCGGTAGCCGCATCGTACCCCTGCTGAAGCCGTGTCACTCCAGCGTTGTCTTTTTGCACCAAAACCGGGCCGACAATCTCCGTGGTGCCGTCCGCGCTTGACACAACGGTTTCGTTTGTATCAACAGATTTCACGTTTTGGCTGTCGAGTTTTGCCATTATCCAAGACAAACGGTCGTTCATGGCTACTATCGTGTTGTATAGTTCGCTTATTTGCTTGTCCTGGGGTAGCTTGGCTATATCCGGTAAAGACATTTTCCATGTCGGCATATTATCACCTCGGTTTTATCGGGGTTTGATTCTCAGGTTTTCTTCCAGCGAATAGATTGTGCAAGGCCCCGTCCCGGCAAATCTAAGTCTGTAGTAATTAACATTCTGCAACGCGGTGGTAGGAACCTGAATCCTTGTTGTCTGCTCACTCGCCGAACCCGTGAAGGCGTATAGTAAAGTAAAGTCGTCAGCGTCTAC